CCTATTTCCTTGTGTCGCAGTCCAACCAACTAAATCTAATTCGTGACACATTGATTCAAAACCTCTCATTACTGACCCTTCAGACTTCCACTCATCACCTAAATTTCTGTCCGGAACAACACAATCAATATAATCCAATAAAACCATATCAATTTTAACACCATCAGCAATAATCTTTCTAATCTGATTCTTTATTTGTAACATAGTTACCGTATCAGACGGAAGTTTTTTAAGAATTAACTTATTAGTCATAGTACTTTCAACTTCCCTAACTTTAGCCATCGCTTCTTCTTTTCTTTCAGTCAAATCATCAGGATGGATTTTAGTCCATAATGTTATGTGTTTTCTTTGAATAATTTTAGGATTGTCCTCAAAAAATATTTGAATAACATTATAACCCAAATTGAATGAATGATTAGCGATTTTAGTCAACAATGTTGATTTACCCACACCAGTTGGCGCCAAGATAACCCCAATTTCACCTTTGGCTAAACCCCCTTTTAAGAGTCTATCTATACCAGGAATACCCATTGGTATTGGATGTCTATAATCTTCGTTTAAAACATCATCTAAATTGTAAAAAACATCAGACATACCATCTTCTCTTTCCCCAACCTGTAACGCTGTTCTAACTAATTGTTCAACGGTATCGTAATTCTCAAATTCACCACCATCAATAATTTTTTGAGCCTTACTCATAACCTTTTGAAGTTCTTGTTGTTTACAAAACTTCATCGCTTTTTCTTGTACAAATTCTCCGCCTTCAACAGAGCACTCTTTAATTTTAGTGATTGTATCAATCACAATTTTAGCTGCCATTTCTTGTTGTAGTTCAGATTTAGTAATCTGTTCTAAAGTGTCAAAAGTAGGCATGTGTTCATATTTGACGTAGTACTCCTTAATCATCTGAATGATTAGTTTAAAATACTTATTCTCAAAATAGTTTGCCTCAATAACATCTATTATTGACCTTGAGAATTCTTTATCAATAATAATTTGGTTTAACAACTGTATCTGAAATGTACTTCCCAGATAATCAAAATTCTTTTTAGATGACATAATGTTTCTTTTAGTTATTGATAAATATTATCGTTTCAAAAGAACATCAGCATATTCAAAATTTAATTCTTGAGATGAAAAAGTGTCAGTCAAAGAGTTTAGTAAACTTTTCAAGTAAGGACGGACATCTACAGTGTATCTAATCTTAGGCGGGTATATTTTCGCATCCACCTGTCTATGACAAATTGTCACATCGCCTTGTTTGATGTAGATGTTAAAATACTCCGGACCTTCAATAACTGATGTTTCCAAAATGTTAGGGTTATGGATAATATCATACATATTATCAAGCATGTAATTTGTGGTTTTAACCTTCAATTGGTCCTCAATATCAATCTTAAAATCATAAAGAATATTATACAAATCAACTGAAGATTTAGCCTCCGGATTGAAGTCTCTAACATTAAAAAATCTTTGTACGATAATGTTATCGTTAACGGTCATTAAAAATTCTAATTTTACTGATTCTTGGTCTTTCATTTTTGTTTATTTATTAATTATTTAATTTGTTTGTGGTTTCTCTTTTCTTTTCTGGTTAATTTTAGAAATGGTTTGACAAAATTTACCCAAGCATCATCACCTTTCGGTAAAAACTTGAAGAACCCGTCTTCCATCATCATTTTAATAAAATTCTTATATCCCCGACCATCCGGGTCTAAACTTTCTTTATAATACAACTCAACCAATTCTTTAGCCTCATCGGTTATTATTGGATTGGACAAATTTATGATTTTTTCGTTAATAAAAAAATATTCTTCACCATAAATCCCACTTTTTGTTTTACCCGATAATAAATTCTGTAAAGCCTTGTTGTCTTTATCCTCCTTTAATAGGGTTTCCGCCTTTTTAAGAATATCGGCAATTTTTACCTCGGAGTCAAATAATTCAGGGAATATTTTCATTAAAGTTTTCTCACCCAAGTAATAGATTCCATCAATATTATCAGACTTATCACCAGCCAATATCTTATAAGTTATCATATTACTATGTGGAATGTCATAATGGTATATTTTTATCTTATCACCATTTTTATAAGTTATCTTAGTTGATGGAGAATATAGTGATACCTTATCCGAAATTAATTGAGTTAAATCCTTATCACCGGAGAATATTGTCTTATGTTCATCTTCAGATATTTGACAATAATACGCAATCAAATCATCAGCTTCATTGTTATCCACAATTATTTGACGAATAAAACCTTCCTCCAGGTATTGTTTTACCCGGTCTTTCTGTTCCGTGAATGAATTTTCTTGTTCTTGGTTAATATCCAAGTTTCGATTTGATTTGTATTGGGGGTAGATTAATTTACGAGCTAAAGAACTATCATTACCATCCCACATAACAACAACTTTATCAAAGTTTTGTTCATCAACGAATCGTCGTAATGTGTTGATAAAATGCCAAGTTCCCCCAACATGTTTACCCTTGTGGAAGAAGTCTTTAACCCCCTTAACCCCAATCTTCAGTAAATTATTACCATCAATAAGAAGTGTTTTGGTCACTTTTCTTTTGTTTTGTGGTGAATTTTTCACCGATTGTTACTATAATATTTTGTTACTCTTTTTTATATTATCTTCAGCCCATAATGGTTGGAGATTAGTGTAATGACATAACTTGTAAATGTCTTCTTCTGTTTTTGCTGAAGATAATGGAATGATATGGTCAATATGCCATTCCTTTCTGTTATCCCAGGCCATACCTTCAACAAATTGAGACTCTAAATGTTCTTTAAGAAATTCCGGAGAACAACCTACAATATCAAAAGTTTTATTTTTTTTTGTAATATTACGAGTTTTAAGAAATGAACGAAGTCTAGACCTCATAGTATGTCTTAAACGAAAAATTAAATCGTTTTTTAATCTTAAAGTGTTATAATGATTTTTTTTAACTTTAATAACTTCTTTATTTTTTTCAGCCCATATTTTTTTATAACGTAAAATATCTTCCTTATTTTTATCATAATATATTTTATACTTATTCGGTTCTTTTTTACGTGTTTCTTTGGACCTTTCTCTATCTTTTTCTCTAATAATAGTAATATTTCTTTCTCGATATTTTTTAACCCTTAATAATGTTTTTTCTTTAGTATCAATGTATTGTTTTTTTTTCTTTTCTTTCAGAATTTCAAGATTATTATCCCTATAATTTTTCCAAAATAAATAAGAACATTCTTTACATTCACCTCTAAAACCATCTTTAGAGTCTTTACGTTTTCTAAAATTAGATAATTCTTTATCCAAATGACATTTAATACAAACTTTAGTTTCCATCTTTAATATATTCTTTTAATAATTTATTAACAAGGGAAGATAAATTAATAGACCTATCTTTAAAGTATTGTGGTAGTTCAGGGTCAATAGCCACAGAAACTTTCACTTTTTTTTTGTCGTCATCAATTTTAAGTCTTCCCATATTATATAAATATCATAAAAATACTAAAAAGTAGTAATAGTATCAATTTTTTTTTAATCCTCTTCCGGTTCAAGACCACTCAATGTGTCTTCCTTGAAGGAGATTTCGCCTTCACCCCCTAAGATTTTACTCCAATATCCTGAATATTCTTTTTTGTATTTATCAATCGCTACTTTATCATCTTTAATATAGCCTTGTGGTACAGCAATAATTTTACCATCCTTAAAAGCTATTCCATTAACATGATTTTTCAGTATTGATACTTTAGTTCTAATAGCATAAGATACTGTTCTATTGTTTTTAGTCGCTGTAATATGATTAATACCTGATTTCTTTTGATTACCAAATAAGAATACAATACTTGACGCTAACCATAACGCCTCCCCACCTTTCGCTTTAATTTCCGGTTGACCAAAAGGCGAATCCGGTAAATCTACCCAAGGTTGGTTAATAACAACCATTGTATTATAATACGGATAGTCCTCTTTTTTTGATTTTGATATTCTTGAATGGATTCCCATACCTATCTTATCTGAAAGAGCTGACGCGTTGTGCATCTTTCCACCTTTACCCTCAAAGGTCATCTTACATGGTATAGACCCTACAGAATCCCATAAGAATAAAAGATTATATGGAATGTCCCCCGCTTCTTGTGTGTCCAAAACAGAATTAATAAAGTCTGTTGCTTGTTCAATATAATCAAAACTATCATTAAAGATAAATTG